AATGCCACATGGCAAGCTCCTGGGTATTTAACGGGGGCTGTATTGTTGTCTCCCAGTGGTGACCAGACAATTACTGCACATAATTTAAGTTTATCAGCGGGAAATTTTACTGCTTCTGGAACTATTAATACATTCAATAGCATGAGGATTGGCTCATCTGCAACGCCGTCTGGAGATGCAACTTTATATATTTTTTCACCAACAGCTAATTTAGGCGCATTAATTATTAATTCTGCAAATAACGCAGGTAATTATGGTATATCTATAACGAATGCTTCGTTCGGGCAAGCCAGTACTTTAACTCTGCAAGACCCTGGTGCGTCATCAGCTAACTTCGCGTTAGCTCCATCTGCCTTAGTAAACGGAAATCTGATTGAAGCAAGTGGAACTCTAGGACTGATTGCTGACTCAGGTATTGCTGCCAGTTCAGTTGCCACTACGAGCACTGCGGTACTATTAGCTCCTAGCGGTAATCAAACCATAACTGGTAACTATACGCTACAGGGTTACAATCTGACAGCTACGAATGCTTTGAATGCTGGAAATTTAGAGCTTACTGGAAATACGCTTGAAAGCACCAATAGCAATGGGAATATTAATATCTCCCCAAATGGTACAGGCATACTAAATCTCATAAGCGGTGCCGCATTTACTAATGCCAGCGGATTACGCATACAAGGATATTCAACTGGCTCTCCTGGCCTATCTCTTGGTTTCGCTTCTTACGACAACAATGCTACAAAACAAGTGGATTTTCGATTTTATAAAAGCAGAAGTGCAACTGTGGGTACCTTTACGGCAGTTCAGACTGGTGATACCTTGGGATCATTTACAGCTTATGGTGATGGGGGGTCTTCATTTCTTTTGTCATCTACTATCCAATTTTTGGCAGATGGCACTGTATCAAGCACTCAAGTTCCAGGAAAAATAACATTTAGCACCGTCAATTCCTCAACTGGTAATACAACTCAAGCCCTGGCGATCGATAGTAGTCAAGTGGCCACATTCGCGAATGCCATTGTATCTAATAATGGTATTAACTTCGGTGGAAGTACCTTAGAAAATTACGTAACTGCTGGGACATTTACGCCAGTATTTACCTTTACTACACCAGGCGATTTAAGTGTCAGCTATTCAGTTCAAGCTGGCAATTACACCAGAGTAGGTAATGTGGTAAATGCCCAAATTCAGATCGTGGCTACCCCTACATTTACCACCGCATCAGGCGAAGTAAGCATTACAGGATTGCCAATTGCTACGACTTCTGCTTCAGGATATGAATTAAGCGCGACATTTATATCTTACGGTTTTTCATATCCCGCAGCAGCAACCGTCTTATTCTTGTATGCTGGAGGAAGTGCCACTACGATGTCTATGTATGGAGTAACTGCTACGGGGACAAATCCACAAGTTGGAACAACACAATTTGTTAGCGGCCAAGCGATTCAAATACATGCTAATTTCACGTACCTAGTTTAATACGTTAAGGAGACTTTCAAATGGCAGAAAAATGGATTGCGAAAGCAATAAAAAAGCCTGGGGCGCTTCATAAAGAATTGGGCGTACCAGAAGGTAAAAAGATTCCGGCAAAAAAGCTAGCTAAGGCAGCAAAAGCTCCTGGAAAAGAAGGGAAGCGAGCGAGATTGGCAAAAACTTTGGCGTCTTTCCATAGAGGATAGTGACACTATATAATCCAAGAATTTACGGTGGGTTATGATTATTAAATGTCAAACATGTGGAAATGATTTTGAAGGTAAGAAGACTAGAAAGTATTGTGGTCATAGATGTGCTGGGTTGGCTAAAGTTCCAGGATTGATATTAAGGAATAAGGCCAGAAGAAAGTACGAGCCTGTAGAAGGTTTAACGAGAAATCAGTTATATTGGCGAAATAATAGAGACTGTGTTGATAAACATCTTGCTAGGGATATGAATAAAAGAATAAAAGTTATTAATTATCTTGGTGGAAAATGTGTTAATTGTGGATTTGATAAAGACTTTAGAGCTTTAGTGCTTGATCATATTCATGGGGATGGAAAAGAAGATAGAAAACAGAAAGGAAGCCGACTTTATCGATATTATAGTTCTCATTTAAGTGATACCCAGAGTAAGCTACAAGTATTATGTGCTAATTGTAATTTGATAAAATCTTTTGATAACAAAGAGCATAATATAAGTCGTCGAGTAATAAAAACAGGGGATAATAATGGCTAAAGAAATGAAAATGAAGAAAGAAGTTAAGAAAGAGAAAAAGCATATGGATAAGAAGGAAGACATGAAAATGTTGAAGAAGAAAGTCAAAAAAGATTGTATGAAATAGGTGACCTATGCCACTCATCAAAAATGCTAAGCCTGGCAGCAAAGGCTTTAAACAAAACATTGAGACCGAAATGCATATGGGTAATAAGGCGCCTAAACAAGCGGTTGCTATTGCTTACGATGAATATCGTAAAACTAGGTCCGAACGTACACACGGCAAACATGGGCGGGGATAATCATGGCTAAGAAAGGTGATCCAATATCAGGTTCAGGATCATTTGCTGATAGCTTTGGACGCAAACCTGTAAAAGAGGCTTTCAGCTTAGCTGAGAAGAAAGACTTGCCTCTGTACATGCGTCGGTCAGCATATGATAATATAAAAGAAATAGAAAAAGGTGAGTTCAAGGGTTCACCCGTTCAGCATAATGATCGGGTTATGAAAAATAAATCGGATTATACTCAACGAGGTGAAAAATGAGCGGAATTAGCAATATGGTTCGCGATTATGGTGTCAATCCAGCAATCGTTCGAATTTACACTGGTGATGACTTAACTGTAATCACAACCACTGGTTATTTCTTAGGAACTCAATCAGCAAATTTACAAGCAATCAATGCTGGTCCTTGGGAATGGGCATATGATGCAAATGGCAATATCACTGACCTTTGCTTAATATTCTATGCGACCGACCAAATTGGTTTCTTTACTTACGACGTATCAACTGATGCTTTCGTAGCTTTAGCTGATAACGGCAACTTATCTAATACACTGCCAAGCGGTGATATATTTGTTGGTAATGCTTCAAATATCGCAACAGGCGTTGCAATGTCTGGCGATGCTACTATTAGCAATGCTGGTGCGTTAACAATCGCTGCTGGTGCTGTGACTGGTACTAAGATTGCTTCTCATACTGTTGATTATGCAAATATCGCTCTTGATGTTGCTGCGACTGCCACTGTTGCTTTAACTGCGGCTCAAGTAAACGGTATGTACGCTACTCCAGTACAATTGTTAGCTGCTCCTGGTTCTGGTAAGTTGATTTTGATCGACAGCATCCTTTGGGATATTGCTTATGGCACAACTCAATACGCAGCTGGTGGCGCGATTGCTGCTCAGTATGGTAACTCTGTACATGGCGCAGGTCCTGCTGCTTCTGGCACATTGGCTGCTGCTACATTAAACGCAGTTGCTGCTAGCAGTTTCTTATCAAACGCTGGTAGTGCTGGATTGTTGGACGTTGCTTCAAGTGCTGCTCTTAATACAGCAGTTTACTTGTCAAATGCTTCAGCAGCATTTACAACAGGTGACTCTACTGTTAACTTATATATTAAGTACCGCGTCGTTACGCCTGCTTAATTGAGTTGGCCCGCTTCGGTGGGCCTTTTATTTTGATACGGAGATTTTTAAATGTCAGTTACCACTTTTATCCAAAATTTAGAAACACGAGTAAAAGAAATTGAAACCGCATTGCAACAAAATGCAATTAAGTTAAGTGGTCACTTAGAGGAAGCTAAATATCTTTTGGATTTAGCCACCAAGATTTCTAATGAAGTTGCTCCAGCCAGTCCTGTCACGGAGGCATTAGATGCTGTTGACGCAGTTGCTAGCACGGTTGAAAGCGCTACTCAAGCCAGCGCCCCAGCCCCAGCCGCAGATGTACAGCAATCCTGAGTTAGAGAAGAAGATTTATGCCCACGAAGGCATTCGCCAGTGGGTTTATTTCGATTCATTAGGAAATGCTACCATCGCTATCGGGCGATGTATTGCGCATGGAAACGAAGGTATATCAGTGGATGAAGCCTTTTATCTACTGAGGAATGATATCGACAAATGTTATCGTTCTCTCAGTGAATATGTTTGGTTTAAATATCTGAATGATGTACGTCAAGGCGTTTTGATTGAGCTTTGTTTCAATATTGGATTAGGTGGTCTATTAGAGTTTCAGGGCATGATTCATGCGTTGGAAGCCAAAGACTACGCAACTGCTGCCAAGGAAATGCTGGCAAGTCGATGGGCTACACAAGTTCATCAACGAGCAAATGATATGGCCGCATGGATGGAAAAGGGATCGTATTGAAAGTCGGCGAAGAAACAATTATTCAAATAAAAATATGTGAAGACCTGCGTAAATATCAAATTCCTTTCTATCATTTTGTGAATGAAGGAAAGCGCACGCCGCAAAACGCTAGTTTATTAAAAAAAATGGGCATGACTGCGGGTGTTTCCGATCTCTTCATGCCACGCGGTAATCAAACATTCAAAGGCTTGTGGTTAGAAATCAAGACCGACAAAGGCCGACCTTCTCCTGCGCAACTAAAATTCCAATCACAAATGATTTGTGAAGGATATGCGGCTAACATTTCGTATGGTTATGATGAAAGTCTTTATATCATTAAGAATTTTTACAACCTCTAGTCAAAAATCTTGCGTTTTACTTGCAAGATATGATGATCGTTATGAACACATTCAATAATTCGTGGAACAATCATCTCCTCTTGTTGAAACAAAGAGCGTATGTAATCTAAATCCTGAAGATGATTGTAGTGTTGATGCCCGTCGTCGAAATGTTTTTTGATAAAGTTCCCATAAAACACATTGGCAGCTCGGTCATTTGACACATAATAACTTTCATAAATGCTATGGGGTAATCCGCTAATTGGGTGGTAGGCTTTATATTCGACCTGAACGAATGGATATCCCCTGTCGTGGACTCTCCAATTCATGGTTGCCACGGTAAATGGAATTTCCAACGGTTTAATCTTTTCTAGTTTTGCGTTTGGATCGATAAGTTCATATTGGCAATTACGGCAATGACGAGCTGTAATATCATTCTCAGTTTCACAACCAGGGCATTCTTTCCATTCGAAGAAATGTTCACATCGTTTCTTGTTGATGACTCCTCGGCAACGTCTCGCAGTGACTTTGTTATTGGTATTGCAAACATAACAGGGAATGCAATAATCTGGATCATCTTCCGAAACATTATTGATTGCTTCATTTATAATGGGGTTGTCGATGTCTCCATGTCGTTCAATGTTTCCTGCGTAATCCAACACGACTGCTCTATCCTTACCTGGGGACAGACGCAATACTCGTCCGATTCCTTGGATGTAGAGGATGAGAGACTCTGTAGGGCGACACCAGACGCAAATATCGTAAGCAGGAACATCGACACCAACCATAAGGCAATTAACACTAATAAGATATTTGATACGACCTGCTTGAGCTTCCATAAGAATCTTCTCGCGAACATCATGCGGTGTGTCTCCTGTAATAATTGCGGCCTGTCCTTCTGGTAATGCTCTCAGGCATTCATCACAGTGTTTTATGGTAGCAGCGAAAATAAAAGCTCCATGATGCTTACCTTCATTGAGCACGTCAACGACTTCTCGCATGATTTCGCCAGTTAGGCGTTCGTTCTGTGAGAGCGCGTCTTCTAAATCCTTATGTCGAAATTTTCCAGTATTTTCGACATGAACATCGCTAAAGTCGATGCTATCGACATATGTTATGCCGTAAGTTGGTTTCGTTAGGTAGCCTTGTTCAATCAACCAAGGGGCGCTGATAGTCGCAAGTTCTTCTTTGAAGAATTGATCAGGTCCAACTATATATTCGCCTTTCCCGCGATATGGCGTTCCTGTGAGACCTACGATACGATAATTATGACCATCTGTTCTGGCTTTAATATAATAATGCTGCCAAATGCGCATGAACATTGAGGTTTCATCATGAAAATTAACATTATGAGCTTCATCAATAACTATCAAGTTAAATGGTTGGCGGCTGATCTTGCCTTCATGCTTGATATCTTGGCAAACGGAGTGTGGGGAAGCGAATATTATCAAATCTTCACTGCTCTTGGACTTCAGCCCAGCACAATAAATGCCACAACGTCCGCCTTGGAGCTTGTACGCATTTGCATTTTGCTTTATCAAGGTGCTGTTCAACGTGAGACAGAGCGCGCGATACTCGAACTTCTCAAGCCAAAGGAGCAACTCAGCGATGATAAGCGACTTCCCCCCTCCGACCGAGATGTTAAGTAGAAGGGGATTAATCGTTTCTTTTAAGCGTCTTTTTAAATCATCAACGACTTTCTGTTGATAGGGCCTCAATGTTTTTGTCATTGGCTACTCAACATCTCCGTATTTCAAACTATTGCGGAGAACATCCATGACGTCTTGAAAGCCTTGAATTTGCCCGACAAAACGACCTTGTTCGAAACGTGAAAGTTCGGGCAAGCGATCGGCTAACATTTCTAATGTGGCCGTCTTTTCTTCCCAAAGATAATCACGTAATTCTTCAAACGTTTTAATCGTTCCGCAATACATATGTCACCTCTCTAGCCGTATTTTTCCCGAAATTCTTCCTCAGTAACTTCCACGGTATCACCAAACCGACGGACATAAATACCGCTGCCGCAAGAAGACTCAGGGCCAATAGGAGTGTTAAACCAATCCCGAATAGCTTCCATCCAATCCGCTCGACACCTCTTACAAACGCGTAACGTGAAAAAGTTATGTTTGCGATCTTCTTTATCCGTAATAATCTGCTTTTCAAACGGCAACTCCAATTCATTCATTTGATAGAAACAAGCCATCCACAGGGTTCTTCTATCCTCATCTACTTCGTTACAGCGCACACATTCTTCCATCATCTATCCTTTAGATTATTGATACTCTCTTTATATTTGTTAATGACCTTATCACCAGCCGCTTTGATTTCTTCTTTCGTAGCGTAAGTGTATGGAGCACTATACTGTAATGACAAATACAAAAACTCTTCTATCTTTTTCAGCCGTTCTCTTGCGTCAATGATTTTTAAATGGTCTTGGAACGTGCGTTTAGCATCTTCATATTCACGTGTCATTCGCTTCCAGTAAAATCGAGCAGTAAATAAAACCATACTCGACCCTATGAACCCACCCAGCAGACCTGCAAAAACACAATCGACTTCGTTCATTGCTTAACCTCCGAATGGCAAATCTTTTTATATTTGCAACGTTGGCACGCATAATACCATGGCGAATTGTTAATTTTGTCAGGAGGATTTTCAGATTCAGCAATCAAAGACGCTTTTATTTTTAGTTCATGATAGAAAATATCGTCGTATTTTACCCATTCCATGCGCCAATCACTGTTATTTTTGTTAATTACGCAAAATAAGGTATCGTTCAGTCCTCTCATGCCCATGTAAGATTGTACTTGCGCATAATAAACAGGCGACCAAACTTTGACCCCTCCCTCTTCTTTTGCGTATTTCTCAAAACGTTCAGCTTTAGCGGTTTTAATCTCCAAGACAACCGGCAATGTCTCGCCGATATAGAGCAAACCATCCATATGACCACGGAAAATAGATAGGTTTTTGTCATAACACAACAAGTGATCGTTTTCTTGTGTGGCGACTTCCACTTTAAATCCAGCTGCCATAATGTAGTCAATCACCATTCCTTCTAAACGGCGACCAATCTCCATTGTTCGTTCTTCTTGCGCTGTCAGCTCCATCCCTTCTACGGCATGATAATCATACCAAATGGCACGTGAACAGGTTTTACCGATGCCACTAGCACCAATATAATGCCGTGGCTCGGATTTAGTGCGTTGCAAAATCGCTTCATCTACTATTTTAGCTAAATCCATTTATCACCTCGATCAGAATGGTATATCGGAGTCATCCACTGGCGCACCACCGGTCCTATTACGACTCAAAGCGGAGTCATACAATCCTTCTGCTGGTTGCTCAGGGGCATAATTTGATTCATGAACTTCATCTAAAGAATTACGTTTTTTACCGTCTTTCCCAACGTACATGCCTATTTTAATCGTACACAAACTACCTTGCATTGGCGCCAAGTCTTGATTGGTAGGCGCATTATTATGCGAAGGTTTATGGCCACATAATTTGTAAATACGCATCATCATGTTTTTAGCTTTTTCATTGCGCTCAGGGTCTTTGTCAAATGCGTAAATATTTTGGAAAACTTCGCGATTCTTAAATTCACCATCCGCAATCTTCCATCTTACTTGATACTTTGTAGCATATTCAGCACTTTCGACGAACTCAAATGATTTAATCATCGCAACCGCAACCGTACCATCAGGAATTGGACTAAAACCACTCTTGAAAGAATCTTCAGCGCTACCTGTTAATGATTTACCTGCTTGACCTTGCCAAAACGACATAATTTAACTCCTAATGTGAATAAAGTTGTATCAAATAAGCCTGAATGGCATGTTTCCCTAACTCTGAGACAAGATTCATGTAGTAATTGTCACGTTGTTCTTTGTCAGGGATATCCATACCTTTCACCATGTTGATCAAGATGGTGTTCATCATCGTTGAACAAATCGTACCGTAATACTCAGCTGCGTGATATTCCAGAATATCATGATCAACTGTCTTCGAATCTTTCTGAATGACATGTAACAACTTGATACATGTATCATGGGCTGCTTTAAACGCTGGGTTTTTCATATGCTCTTCACTCACTTTTATCATGCTTCAATCCCTTATAAAACGGAATGTATTTACATAACGCTTCAAATGTCATTGGTATAGAAGCAGGCATATTAAACCTATTCTTACTCACATGAACATCATTCATGCCTGCGGAAATAACGCGATTATCAGTGCTTTTAACAATCGTTCTGCCAGAATCTGTTTCAACGGTGTGCGACTGGAGTTTGCAATAAAGTACCGCATCAACATCATCAATGTAAACGATGCGTGATTTATCCGAGTTCATTACAATGGACAAAATGTCATAGTCTTCCGCTTCCGGTGACTTAAATTTCTTGATCTCAAGATGCGAAATATAGATAACAGTGATACCACGTTCTTTAAACTTATCGAACTGAGACTTCAACGCGCGGTGTAAACTGGCAGCCTTTTCAAAACCAGCACCATAACCACCAAATGCTTGCGCAATCGTCTTAACGGCCTGTTTGTCTTTGCCAGGAGGGCTTTGATCGATGGTATATTCCACAATCAACGCATCCAGTTTACTAATACTGTCTACCACTAGCGTTTTAAACGGCAATTCTTCTAGTGCCAATAGTGATTTAACGTTATTCCACATCTCTGTGAATGTATGAACGACAGGCAGCGCTTGAATGCCAGGCAGTTCATTGTCTTCAGTCAGTAGGAATAATGGATCAGGGAATTGGCTTGCAAGAGTTGACTTTCCGATACCAGGCTTGCCGTACACAGTAATGCGTGGCGCACCAGGTTTAGTTGTAATGATGTTATCTAAAATGCTCATATAACTCCTTGTATTTCAATCAATGCCATATCTCCTTGAACATAAGGGTATGGATTATCATCCGGTAGCTCTGGCTGCGTTACACAGCCAGTCAGCAATACACATATCAATATAATTTTACGCATTCGCCTCAATACTCACATACGGCTTGGCAGGAGTCTTAATAATAAACTGCTGAATTAATGTTTTATCTTCATCAGAACCATATTTTTCTGCGTCTTTTAATAATTTATTGTTAATGGACAGAGAAATTTTCTCTACGACAGGATTAAATTCGCTGCGTAAAACACATTTAACAACTTCATATTCTTCTTTGTTGACAGATATATTATAATCTGTTTTGATTTTAAATTTATATTTGCCCACGACATGTTGTTTTAAGCCTTCATGGCTCATGTCAGTCATAATATATTTGCCTTCATCATCGGTTATGAACGTGGCTCTGCCCATGTCTTCAATCAACTGGCGCTCTAGCTTCGCCTTAATATCCACCAATTCAGCAATTTGGTAGTTTACAAGATTTATCGTCTTCAATGTATCTATGATTCTGTCTTCGTTATTCATTATTAACCTCTTTCGTTTATTAATAAAACTTCGTCGGTATTGACGTGCTGTTAGTATATGGTCAATTCATTGACCGGTCAAGTAGTTTATGTTAAATTAATGTTGAGGTGAAAAAATGAAAATTGAAGACGTGATGGTGTATTTCGGAAGCGCGAGGGGCATGGAAAGGCAGATAGGTATTAGTCATGCCTCAATGACCAATTGGCGTGAGCGTGGATATATCCCAATAGAAACCCAGGTCAGAATCCAGCGTTTAACAGAAGATATGTTAAAGGCGGATTTGTCGCATTGTATTAAGGTAGAAGATGCTCACACCAAATGAAAAGGAAGAGTTAGCCCAGCTACGCAAGAGTGCTGCTAAGTTTATGACTGATCCACTCGATAAAGCGTTCTTTGAGTTGGAAACAATTCTAGAGAGACCAGTTGGGCATAGGGTTGACGAAGTTATGCCTTATAATGCCTTTAGGATTTTGGCTAGGGCTGTAATTGAATTGAAAAGGAGTCTCGGAAAATGAGAGAACATAACATTTTATGCGACAATTGCCGTGTTGAAATCAATCATGGCCGTCATTTTATAGGTGTAGTAACGTATTACCAAGATGGGTTTGATATCAAGCAAATCTTCCCTGGTGATGACGCACATTTTTGTAATCGAGAATGTTTGTTTAATTACGTCACCAAGGCAACAGCTTCATGTTGTGCCACACACGCAGGGGGTTACAATGAATGTAAAGACTAGTTTAATTCTATTGGGTTGTTTATCGGTTACAGCATGTGGTGACAATCCGTTTAATGACAATAAGCCTATCAATGACAATGACTATTCATTAATCCGTATTGAAATGGATCGCTGTAGCCATATTGATAAAGAAGGGTCATGGGCTGCGCAGTTTAGAATATCCCCTAAAACCTCATGCTTGAACCACTTGAAGAAACGCATTGTTCATACAGGTCGAGCCACGCCAGAAGGACTTGAACAATGATGTGGCGCAGATTGGTATGTTGGTTCTTAGGGCATGAGTATGTAATGAATTCAAGTCAGTACTGGTCAAGTGTTCTTGGCTGTAGACGGTGCAAAAAACCAATGGATTGCGAGCAGGATTGTGAGCATTTATGAGCTTTTGTGAGAATTGAATAATTAAGGAGCAATGATGGAAAGACGAGACTTGCTAGACGAATTAAAGAGTTCTTTTGAATTTGCAGACGCTATTCTTGGATTAGCGGAAGACAGTGAACCGATTAGATGCTTGGCGTATGCTGTCGCTGAAAAGTTAGGGCAGTTGATAGCGGAATTAGAACGTGAAGATAAGCAATACGTGGTTAGAAAAAACGATGTAACGCCTGAAATGTTGGAAGCATTTTGTCGCGAGAACCAATATGGCAGAGCCTGACTTCAGCAAGGAAGAATTAGATATCCTCTGCTTGTGTGTTGCTTCATACACCGATAAATATGGCGATACTTATTATCCTGACTTGATGAAGAAGTTACGGAAAATGCAAGAGCCTGATCGCATGACACAAAAGCAGATAGATTATTACAATTTATTGGAGAAAGTTAATGGACGAGCGTGAAGGGGAAGTGTGGGGGTTTAACTACGGTAGTATGTACGCAATGAAATTAAACTGTATCGGTTTATTGAAGATGAGCCACAAATACGGCATGGGGGCGACATATCCAACAAAACGAGAAGCACTGGAAGCATTAGCATCTAGATTAAAACAACTTATGGACGAGGAAGACAATGACTAAAACACAACTATTACACAAACTTATTTGGATGGAAGGCAGCATTAACAGCTTGCTTTTCGTTGTAAGCGATCAAGGAGTCCATGACGCATTGGATGGCATTTACGAGCGAGTGCTCGATTTAATCAGAGAGGTAGGAAATGAAGAAACAAAAGTCGCATCGTGCTCCGAATTTTAAATCAGATGATGGTCGGTGGTTCCTTGTAAGATGCTACGAATGCGAACCAGAACGAGGTACAGAGAATTATGGCGCAGCAGTTTCAAGCGGTATATGTTACAGATGTGGATATGATGCCAACAAAAAGGACATTGTAAGCTCTTGATTTAAAAACTAATCCGGTTCAGAATGATCAGCTTAGCCAGTACGTCAATACTAGCTAGGCTGTGGGCGTAGCCCTTTGGCTATTTAAACCTATTATCACTAGGCTAAATATGCTGGTATTTTATCCAAAGCAGTACTGCAATGCAAACTTATTTCACGTCTTTTTGAAGAGGGATTTTTATCATGCGCAAATTGTTCATACATATGTCGTTATGTCACGCCCCAGGCTATAGCTTGCGGTGGCATATTGGTCGAGTCAAATTTATGGAGGAAATGTGGGAGACGTTTTGCGCTCATGTTAGAGTAAACAAGATTTGATGTAAACGGAAGGGGGTTTTTAAGCCCCCAATTTAACTAAAAAGTGAAGAAGGATTTTGCTATATGAGCATAGCACAGGTGACAAATATCAAACAACATTTAGACAAGATATTCGGGGAAAATCAAGGATTTTGGGAGTATAAAACGATTGATGGTGCGCTTATCTGCTACACGGTTAGGTACTGGGATTATAAGCTAGAAAAAAAACAAGTCCGACCGTGGGCAATGAAAGATGACAAATTAGTTCAGGGTGGTATTTCGGGTTTGCCTCATAAACCTGTTTACCGAATCGAAGAACTAAAGAAATTCCCCGACAAACCGATATTATTTGTAGAAGGTGAGAAAACAGCGGACGCAGCTGCTGAATTATTCCCAGAATATAACGTATTAACATGGCTTGGTGGCTCAAGTGCTGTTAAGAAAATAGATACCAAACACTTAACCAACAAGAAAGTATATTTATTCCCCGATAATGACGAGGCTGGCTTTAAAGCGATGAAAGCTTTGTCTGAAATTCTTATCGACTTAGGTAATGAAGTTCATTATTTAGATCCTAGCTTCATGATGCTGCCCAAAGGATGGGATTTAGCTGATTTTAATTGCGAGTCTGGCGAAGTGGACATGGAATTAATTAAAATGATGTTCAATGATTCCAAGCCAAAGAATGATGAATTTAATTATCATGGCTACCCACACATGACGGATAGCAAAAAACCGCGCCCATTGGACACTACCGGCAATCTTGAATATTTACTTGAGAGCTTCAGCATAAAAGTGCGTTGGAACATGATGAACCGTAGTCGTGATGTGATCGTACCTGGCAAAGAATTTTATTATGAAGAAAGCGAAAACATAGCCCTAACCCATATCACAAACCTTGCTGTTATGAATGACATGCCAGTTCGAAGAATCGACAAACACCTGGACGCAATTGCTTTAGAAGACAGGTATCACCCGATTTGCGACTGGATTTTAAGCCGCCCACTGGTTGACCATGGCATCTTCACCAAGTTCTTAACCTGTATCAGAACCACCAATGACGACTTATCGTATGTGCTAATCAGACGTTGGATGATTTCAGCGGTCACGGCTGCCTTTTCTACCGGTAATTTTGCCCCTCAAGGTGTGTTGGTAATACATGGGGAGCAATACACACATAAGTCGTCCTTTATCATGTCTCTAGCGCCCAAAGAGTTCAGAGCCATTAAAGGTGGCCTGATTTTAGATCCATCCAAAAAAGATGACGTTTTGACGGCTTCACAATACTGGATAGCAGAACTAGCAGAATTAGACGCGACTTTTAAGAAAGCTGACTCAAACAGGCTCAAAGGGTTTATTAACCTTGATGAAGATTCAATCCGCAAGCCTTACGCCATGAAAGATAGCAAGATGGTTAGACGCACTGTCTTTGCTGCTACAGTGAACGAATCAAAGTTTCTGATTGATACTACAGGAAACAGAAGATGGTGGACTGTGAGCATCACAGAGCCTATCAATACTTATCATGGTTTAGACATGCAACAAGTCTGGCGTGAAATTTACGAAATGTATTTACACGGTGAATCGCCCAATCTATCGAAACAGGAACTTCAGCAGTTGAATAGTTCAAATGAATCGTATGAATATCTCGATCCGTTCTATGAGAAATTCCACAACGCCTTCTATTGGGATCGTGACCCGTGCCAATGGATGAATGCCTCACAAGTTCTATCTGAAATGGGCTACGACAAACCCTCTTCCGGTGATTTAAAAAGGATGGGCGACATATTAACTAAAATGAAATTACAAAAAGGTACGGGTCGATTGCGTTATAGCTACTACGTTCCACAGCTAAAACCGTATGGCTATCGGGAAATGTGAGCGATGTGAGCGATGCGTGAGGGATAAAATTTGATCACTCACGCCTACAGACCGCGCCAGTACTGGGTTGGTGAGCGATGTGAGTGATGTGAGTGATCTCTCTATAGTATGATAAATAATATATATATAGCTACTATATAGCACTTATGCGCGTAGAGTGTTTCAAGGTATCGCTCACGCGCATATCGCTCACATTTTTCGTCACAACCCAGCACTGGCGCGGGTTGTAGCGGTGAGCGATAGTGTGAGTGATCGCTCACATTTGGGGTATCGCTCACATTTTTTTATTGTTTTATTGAAGGAGTTGATTAAATTGAATATATTTTATACAAAAGATTTCTGGGATTTATTGTTAAAAGACGACTGGTTAGATAAGTTTGTCGAACATGGTTGGTGTTGGAACGGTTGCAAAACTAAATATCCCATTAAAATTAGTGATTTTTTGTTAATTTCATTAGGATGGATGAATGGATCTAGGTCTGAAGTTCATTCGAGACTGAGAACAATGTTAAATGATCGCGGTTTAAAAGGTACTCGCATATTTCATATGCCGGAACAAATCGCGTGGTGTTCTTGCGAGCCTCGTTTTTCAGAACATCAAAAGAATAAAAAGATGTTCTTTGATATATTGTATAAACTTCATGACGACCGAAAGAAAGCCAATGAAATGGATGGAATTCATAAAGGAAGTGGCAGAATTTCGCAACATTTATCTGCTTAGTTTTGATATTGAATGGTTGGGCAGATTGCTGCCCAGAATTCCATATGACTTGCGTGATGAGATCCTCATTACATACATTGACGTGTGGTCAACAGCAATGGCAGAATGTGACAAGCCTATTCAGGCGATGAATGTGGGTCGTAGAGCTGCTAATATTTATTTGCGAGAGTTAATTGATGAAAGGTATCGTTAAGTTTTATAACACGGAAAAAGGGTATGGCTTCGTTAAGGCTAACAACATTGACTACTTCGTACATATACGTGACATTAAAGGGATGGCTCCTAACGGTTCGCTGTTACCCGGGCAAAATGTCGAGTTTGAAGCGCAGACGAACGCTAAAGGCAAGACAGCTAAGAACGTGCAAGTTTTGGTTGACTAAACAATGACTGAAACTATACTTGAAGAAGCTGAGCGCATTGTTGGAGGCGACAGGCGTAAAGACTACGGTGATGTTCGAGTTAGCTTTTTACGGATTGCGGATATGTGGTCGGGCTATCTTGGACACCAAATCACCGTTTCAGACGTAGCCCATATGATGATATTGATGAAGGTGTCACGTAACGCTAAGAATTTTAAGCGCGATAACCTTACCGATATCTGTGGCTATGCGCGCTGTGCTGAAATGTTACTCGAAGGGCTTCCGGAATAACTTTGCTGCTTTGTAGATGATGCTTATTTTCTTTGGTTCTTCTATCGCACGCACAATCTTTTTAGGATGGTCAATGGTTACTTCTTCTGGAGCAACTATCCCTAGTCGCACCTTATCGCCGTAGTAACCTAGTATTTCTACTGTGATGTTGTCACCGATTATTATCCGTTCGTGTGGCTTCCGTGTCAGTATTAACATTTATTCTTTCCTCGCTATCTTTCCAGTCATCCGCGTGTTCGTCATCGTACATACGCTTGTTCTTGTAGTACTCAAACGCTATTTCATCTTCGTCACCGTGTAGGTTGTCGTATCTGCTCATTCAGTACCCCTATTCATGGAATCATCACCATATGACATTCTGTACACTCTCCCACAGGAATATCACCGTAATATATGTGTTGAGAGTGCTCGCAATAGTTATCAATCATGGATTGGAGTTTATCTATTAATGGGTCTGGATTAACTAAATCATCAACCCATTGCCTATCTTCTAATAGCTGCTGACGGATTCTTTTTAATTCTTCTTTCGTAAAATCACTCATGCAACCTCCTATTGGTATCATATACATAACATCGTTTAATATTGGCCATTATTCCTGATTCAATTAATTTAATATCGCAATATTTATCTTCATCGTAATGGAGTAAATAACATGCCCTAATGGGGGCTAGCTCGCCAACCTTGTCGCCTAATGCTGTAAATGGATAATCAGTATATTTAATGCCGGCATAGTCATTAATCATGGATTGGATTTTTGATTTTAATGCTCCGTACGCTCCTTCTGGTGGCCAACTATGTACGCAGTAAGAATCAATTAAATAATCTATAGTTGATAGCTCTTCTTTCGTGAAGTCATTCATCAGTAATGCGCTCCACAATAGGTTTGGGTACACGCCACCAGTAAACTTAATGTGATGGCGACTAAAAATAGTTTGTTCATTCTATGGTTTCCTTTTCTGGGTGAAACTTTCTTCTGTGATTGCTCAATGTAATTTGCATATCCAACAGATGACTCTCTAGTGCTTCCATTTCATCGGCTGTTAATATCATTTTGATTTGGAAGCACTCGTCCAAGTCAATGACGACCTTGGAACGAGTTGTATCTAGTTTATGGCAGTATATGGGCATCGCCTCGGTCCTCGATATCATAGTAATTGTCACGGATGAAGACATACAGTTCTTGGCGCAGCTCATAGAATTTGTGTTGGGTGGCCATGCTTACATTGTCACGGCATAAATCTTCTTCGAGGGATTGAAGACCGCCATAGATGTAACCTAACAGCAATGAGGTCTTAATTTGGGTATCAATTAGATCTTGTACTCTCATGTGGTAAACTCCTGTTTAGACAACCAACCATTGGTTGACTTTCATAGTATGGACAACTAATTGACCGGTGTCAATAGATATTATTTGTACACAGAAGAAAATGTAATATGGGTGGGGGATGTGGTACAATATCCACAGAGTTACTCACAGATTTTGGGGATAAATATGGAGTATCATCCATTTGGTGGCGATGTAGCTGACCTCAAAGCGTTGCAGGATTACCTAGACTCGGTTACAATTTTGATTAATGCTCTTAAACAAACATATGGAGTTTAAACCATGAGCGATTACGGCCCAAGTTACAGCGCCCAAGGCACTGTTGAGAATGAAGCGTATTGCATGCCGTCTGCTTACAAGCGTAACGTAGATGAAATGAATCGCATGAGCGAATATCCTGCTTGGAATGAGAAAGCTGACAAGCAAGCGAAGTACCCTGATGCTAAAATGCAAGGTGCTAAACGCAATGTTCAGCCAATGGGCAAAGGCGAATAACTGTCGTATGACAATAAAAGGTTTTTATCATGCTCTTTGAAGACAAATATGAACCTTGGATGGATGAAGTCGCGCTGAATGGCTTTAAGAATGGCGATAGCATTACATCTGTTTGTTGCGACCTAGATATTTCACGCGAGACTTACTATCGATGGAAGGATGACAAAGAGCATCCTTTCAGTCGTATCGCCAAGAAAGGCGAGAAGCTCTCTCAGAAGTGGTGGGAGAACGTCGGTAAAGATGGCGTTGTAGGTAATCTAGAAAAGTTTGCTGGTTCTACATGGCAATTTACGATGAAGAATCGCTTTCGTGATGACTACAGTGAGGCTGCTCCCAAAGACTCGCGTGATACATTGATTGAGAAGTTGTTGGATAAGGTTTGATGCAATACAGAAAGAAACCGATTGTTATTGAAGCGTTCAAATATGGCTATGATGATTTCCCGGAATGGTTCATCGGATCTGATTACTACGTTAATACTGAGCATCATTGGCTTGTAATCAAAACACTAGAAGGTGATATGGCCGCCAGCCTTGGTGATTATATAATCAAAGGTGTTAAAGGCGAATTATATCCATGTAAGCGTGATATATTTGAAGAAACTTATGAACAGGTTTAAAGAATATGACCGGAAACGGCATAACTACGATTCAGGTGTCAGCTAGTTATCCTGATAGTTATGAGATTGGAGCCATAATAAGCTGTCGATGTAATACGTATTATCGCGCATGTGCGTATTACCTTCTGGAGTGAAACTCTCCACCATTCGCCAATTAAGTTAGTCATCTCAGGCGGGATAGCCGTCACGGGGAAGTCGTAGAAGCGACAAGAGATCATCCAAATGACCAGGACACCTGGATGACGTGATGACTTAGAGTATAAGCGGGTAGGCCTCTGTCTGCGACAAGCACAAATCGCCCGCTCTAAATTGTGAGTGAACGCATGACGCAACCAATATTAGAGTTAAAAGAAGTTAAGGACGCATCTGTATCGCAGATGGAAATGGTAGATCTCCTCAAACAATTCGTTACCCTTCAACATCAATTCGGTCAGCTGACTCATTACATCGAGGAGGCATTCAAGCGTATCGAAGCGTTAAACAAGATTGTTCAGAATAAGGTCTTGTCATAATGCCAGAAATCATTAAGCCCAAAGAGAACGTCGACCCCATAACTAAAGTCGAAGAACATCAGAATATGCGGGCGCACTTATTGATGATGCTTGAAGCAATGCAATATAAAGGCTCAATCAAACACATGGGGAATGAGTGCTTGCGTGAATTGGTTGAAGAGCAGAAACTAGTCTTTCTACGTAAACTACAGGCGCAGAATGACAGACCTCAACAAACTTAAAGACTTCAAGTTCTTCTCTGAGAACTTCTTCAAGATACGTACAAAGTCAGGTGAAATTATACCCTTCGAACTTAATCGCGCCCAAACTTATATTCACGAACGCCTCGAAGCGCAGCTCGAAGAGCGCGGGAAGATACGCGCCTATATCCTGAAAGGTCGGCAACAAGGGTGCTGCTGGTCAAAAAATATGCAAGTGTTAACGTCTGATTATAGGTGGTTAAAAATAGGGGATATTCAGATTGGTGATAAGCTTGTTGCTTGTGATGAAGAGTCTCCAGGATTAACTCAAGTAGGGAGAAAACAATCTCGTAAGTTTAGAACTTGTATTGTTGAAGAGAAACGCGAGTTTATAAAAGAGGCTTTCGAAGTGGTCTTAGACAATGGTGCAAGACTAGAAGTCACGGGCGATCATCGAATGCTATCGAGAAAACGCGGTGGCGACGATCAGCAATGGAGACAGATTGGTGACTTGATTGTCGGTGATGTTATTAGAATAGCTGCTCGTCCACCTAATTATGATTGTTTAACTCATGAAGATGGATGGATTGCAGGTATTATTGATGGCGAAGGCAGTCAGAGAGGGTCTAAAGGAGCCAAACGATTAAGTATACATCAAACTGATGGTATAATTCTTGCACGTATAAAAGAGTATTTTAATAAAAGAGATATCCCATATTGTGAAGTGATTGATAGGCGTACTAAATGCGGTCAAAAAAATAAATTAGGCGATAAACCTGTACATAGATTAGATATTCATAGGTTGCCTTATTTAATGGAATTATTCGCTAGATGTAGACCAACAAGATTTACTAATGATGAATGGCATGTCGGTCATGAATTGCCTGGGAAAGCAGCGACTTCTGGGATTAAGCCATGGGCCAAGGTGGTTTCCATTAAATCTTTGGGTGAAATTGTTGTTGTGGACTTACAGACCAGTACTAAAACTTATATTTGCCAAGGCCTAGTTTCACACAACTCAACATACGTTCAGGCCCGCTACTTCCACAAGACGATTACTAACCGTGGTATTAAGACATTCATATTGACGCATGAATCAGCAGCGACTAAGAATCTATTTGAAATGACGAAGAGGTATTATGAACATCTACCCAGTGGGCTATGTCCACGTGCTGGACGAGACTCAGTTAAAGAGTTGCGTTTTGATTCCATCGATAGCGGATATGCGATTGGAACAGCTGGTTCTAAAGGGACTGGTCGATCTCAAACTGTTCAACTACTACATGGTTCAGAAGTCGCCTTCTGGCCAAACGCCGCCGAACACGCCCAAGGATTAATGCAAGCAGTCGGCGACCAAAACGACACTGAGATTATTCTCGAATCAACAGCCAATGGCATCGGAAACTTCTACCACTCGGGTTGGGTTTCAGCCGAACAAGGACGCTCAGACTTTCAAGCTATCTTCGTTCCTTGGTACTGGCAACCTGAGTACCGAACATTCTTCAGCCAAAAGCCAGATGAAATTGACCTCACAGAAGACGAAGAAAAGCTAATGGATATCTACAGTCACAATGGCATGACGCGTGAGCACATCTATTGGCGACGGTTCAAGATTGGTCAGTTCTCAGCCGACCATGACTTAGGCGTGAAGCTCTTCAACCAGGAGTACCCTTGCTGTGCTAACGATGCGTTCCTCAATCCTGTTGATGATACTTTTATATCTAGCAGTTATGTACTCGCTGCTCGGCGTTCTAAAATCGAAACGCAAATCACCACCCCGCTTATTATTGGAGTGGACCCTGCTATCGGCGATAATGACCGTTGCGTTATTATTAAGCGTAAATCTCGGGTTGCGTATGATTTAGAAATATTACGCAATTACAATACAATGGAACTGGCGGGAAGATTGAAACGTATGATCGATGAATTACGCCCACTTAAAGTGTTCATCGACTGTATCGGTATTGGCGCAGGCGTTGTGGATAGACTGCAAGAAATGGGGTATCAATGTGTCGAAGGAATTAATGTGGCGAGAAGTGCCAACGACAAGGAGCGGTTCGGTAATCTTAGAGCTGAGCTATGGTCAGAAATGCGAGACTGGTTCATGGGAGAGATTCCTGTACAAATTCCCGATAGCGACGAACTCCACACTGACCTTTGTGGCCTTGGCTACAAGCATCGAAGTAATGGACAAATGCTCATCGAAAGTAAAGACGACCTCAAGAAGCGCGGAATGCCATCTTGTGACTGTGCCGACGCTCTGATGTTAACGTTTGCTTATGGGCAATACACTGGGGAAACAAGTTTTAAACCAAATATGATAGCTGAACAGCATCAAAAGATGTTTACGTGAGTGATAAACTAGAATCTGATACACTAATTGCAATATAACTGATGGGATTAATGTTATGCCGCGTAAGAACCCAGAGAAAGCACAAGAAATTAACTCGAAAATAGAAACTTTCGAGAATTATTGGCACGATAATAAAAATACTTATAACGAATATACGCAATTCATCTGGGGAAACCAATGGCTCGATGAAGAAGCACGAGTCTTTGAGACCTATAAAAAGATTCCATTGACGTTTAATAAGCTCGCTCCCATGGCTAACTATCTTCTGGGCGAACAGCAACAAAATACACCGAGCCTTGAGTGCGTCCCAAAGAGCGAAGAAATGCCAACTGAATTGATTGATATCTATGAAGCGTTGGTTGATGAAATTACCTTTGATAGCCGTACAAAAGAAGTGTTCCAATGCGCATTTAACTGTGCCATCACCGGTGGATATGGTGCGTATTATGTCGACACAGAATATGAAGATGAGTATAGCTTCAACCAGGTGTTAAGATTCAAAGAAATAGTCATTCCTACGCGCTGCTTCTGGGACCATTCGGCGATGTCCAAATGTAAAACGGATGGTATGTTTTGTGGTTTTAGAACACGTATGTCGCGTACCAAGTTTAGAGCCATCTACGGTAAGAAGATTGAACAGTCCATCCCTCCTTCAAATATAGAAGAAGGAAGCGTATTTAATGATGATGAATCAATTACACTTGTAACGTATTGGGAACGCAAATATAACCCTGTTAATTTATATCAGCTTAGCAATGGCCGCACGATTGATGAAGATGAGTTCAAGTTAATTGAGCGTATCATGGTCGATGACAAAGAAATGTTATTGGATGATGGCTTGCCTGTGACGATTGAAATCAAACGCCAAGCACCACGATACACTGTTAAGAAATTCTTATTTGCTGGCGACTGGGAATTAGACTCTGAGAAGACGCCATTTAAACAATTGCCAATGCCATTTGTTGACCAATGCTCATTCTATAATAAAGAAGGCACGCAAGTTTGCCGTCCATTCTTCAAAGATACCAAAGATGCTCAACGTTATATTAACTACCTTGGTACACAATCCGCTTACCTTGTTAAGATTGGGCGTTACGATCAGTTCTTGGTGAGCAAAGAGAACGTGCGTAGTAATGACACACAACAAATCTGGCGTGATCCGTCTAACGTTCAAGGCGGTTTGATATTTGACCCTGCTCAGAGCGGGTTTGTGCCAATGCAATTACGCCCACCAGAATTATCTCAATCACTTGTTCAACAATTCGAACGAGCTGAACGTGATATTCAAACCTGTACAGGTATGTACGCCAGTATGATGGGTGACCAAGGAAATGAGACATCCAAACTAGCTATTGAAGCACGCGGTAAACGTGGCGCATTTAATACCAATACCCCTTTTGATAACTTGAACAAAGCAATTGCGATTGGTGGTGAATTAGTCAACGAAGCAATCCCTGTTGTCTATGACACACAACGTACAATTAGCGTGAATCTGAAAGACAAAGGCCGTACTGCTGTTGAAATTAACAAACCAATGGATGAGTTTGGTGGACGTGTACAACATGACATGTCAAAAGCCAAGTTTGCGATTCGTTTAGTGCCAGGCCCTAGTTGGGAAGGACAGAAACAAGAAGCATTGAACTCAATGCAATTGGTTTTACAGAACAATCCACAGCTTTTTAACCTAATGGCTGACCTTTATGTGGAAAACTTGCCTCTTTCGAACAATATTGAGCTTAGAAACCGCCTAAAAACGATTGTTCCGCCTGAAATTATTGAGGCTGGTAAGACTGGCGAGCCTGTCCCACCTAAAAAACCAGAACCCGATCCAATGGTTATGCTCAAAATGCAAGAACTCAAGCTAAAAGAGCAGAAGTTACAACAAGACCAAGAACGATTGCAGATGGACGGACACAAAACGCAGCAAGAAATTGCTATGCGTTGGCAGGAAATTCAAGCGCAGCGTGAAGAAGCAGCAGCAGAGCTTCAGGAAATGGAGTTACGTTATATTGCTGAGTCTCAACGCAACATGTCGAATGAACAAATTGCCCACGCAGATAATTTAGTTAGATTGCTTACCCACGCACATAAACCACGACCCGAGGCGAGACAATGAGTGAAGAAATAAAGAATGGAAACATGAATAACATTGATAGTCTTCTGGTTGAGACATTCAATGAAGAAACGCCATCATTTCTAGCGGCCGATCCACAAGAATTAACACATGATGAGCCAGAAGCCTCGTTAGCACAGGACGCAAGCACCTCATCGAGTGACGCAACAATTAACAATGATGCTAAAGAAGAAGTAACAGATGCGCCAGAAGTTGATGAGTATGGTACGGAAATACCAAAGCCTGAGAAAGTGTACACAAAGGCTGAAGTTGAGGCGATGATTCGTGAACGCGTTGCGCGCATGAAGCAGTCTGATTTTCAACCACAACAACCTGCGCAACCTGAGTCAGAATATCAAGCGCCAGAGGGTGATTGGGAAGCACAACTTGAATCGTTTATTGACCATACACTCAGCAAACGTGAACAAAAGATTCAGCAACAACGCTGGCAACAACAAGCGCAAGAAGCTCAAGCGCAGTTTGAAATTAAGTTCAACGATGGCGTTGCTAAATATGCTGACTTTGAACAAGTGGTTTATGGTAAAGCACTGACCCCTCAAATGGTTTTGGCAACTCGTGGGATGAATGATCCCGCCGCTTTCATTTATGCTGCCGCCAAGACACAAGGCAAAGAGCTGGAAAGAATTGCGCAGATTAATGATCCAATGACCCAGGCTGTTGAAATGGGACAATTGGCTGAGCGCATGAGAAAAGCACGTAGTAATGTGAGCCAAGCACCAAGACCTATCGAAGCTCCGAAAGGAGATGTCGTTGAGAAGGTGGAGCGCACAAGAAATATTGACGATCAAATTCGCCAAGAAGAGCAACGCTTGCGTAAAGAGCGTGCTAGGCGTTAAACTATGAGCTGAGTGGTATAGAGCGACCCTCGGCTCAAACATGATGTCTATTGATATCAAAACATGGTGTGTAACAGGATAGCCGCCGATCCACGTTGTTAGTTTTTATAGCGTGTATTCCGTCTTCCGCAAAGACTTCAATTAATTTTGGAGTGCCACCATGGCCAATATATTTCAAACCACCCAATATATTTTGGATGAAGTGTTCATCCGTTACATCAACTATTTAAACTTTGCTAAAGTTGCTAACCGTAACTTAGAAGCAGACTTCCGTAACCTAAAATACGCAACTGGTCAAACCATTAACTACCGTTTGGAAGAAAGATTCCTTGGTGGCGAAGGTGCTACTGCGACTGATGAAGCTGTAGTCCAAGTGGTTCGTCCTTTGACAATCGATACTCAGTTCCACTCAATGGTATCGTTCAACGGCATGGAATTAACATTTGATCGCGCTCGTGACCAACCCTATTTAGACATGATGTTGAAGCCACGCGCTAAACGTCTTGCTAACTTGGTTGAGCAGTTCATTTGTTCTACCAATTTCCAACCAGCTGTTTACCAAACAACCGGTACACCTGGTGTTCCTATCGACTTCCAAACTGTGTTGAACACTGACGCTTACATGACTGAGTTAGGCATTCCTGAAGACGGCAACCGTTACTTCGCGAACAGCCCTCAAGTGTCTGCTGCTTTGTCGAATGACTTGTACACTGTATTTAACATGACTGTTAACCGCGGTGCGTTGATGGATGGTTTCATCGGTCACTTAGCAGGCTTTGACTTCTTCAAGACTAACTTCTTGGTTCGTCAAATCTCTGGTGCTGGTCAAGCAGGCGGTACACCTCCAACTGGGTTCAAACTCGGCGGAACTGTAACCAACGGTCCTATCACTGGTGGAAACCAAATCGCATTGACTGGATTGGTGCCCTCAGTAGTAGCGTTCAATGCTGGTGACAAAGTTCAGTTCGATGTGTCTGCTGGCGTGTTCATGGTTAACCCATTGAACTACGAAAGTCTGTCACAAACAGCTCAGTTCGTTGTTACTCAAACTGTAACGGCTTCAGGCGGTGGTACAGCAACAATTACTGTTAGCCCAACAATCGTTATCAGCGGTGCTCGTCAGAACATCAGCGGCGCGATTCCTAACGGCGCGCAATTATTGTTAGCTAATGACCATAATGAGTCAATCGCGTTCCAAAACCAGTCAATTGTTTTCGCAGCTCCTCCTATCACTGAATTAAAAGGTGGTGTAGAGGCAGTTACGACTTACTCTGACTTGTACAAAATGGCATTGACTTACACCCTTGGTGCTGACATCCGTAACTACGTTCAGTTAGATCGTCTGGACATAATCTGCGGCGTGGCAATTAACCCAGAGTTTGCGGTTATTGTTATGAGCTAATTCGCGATTCGCGAATCTCGAATGGTACCGTCATTAGTGGCGGTACCAATTTTAACGAGGTGATTATGCAAACTGATACACAAGTTTTATATCTAGGTCGATTTGTTTCACGTGAACACTTTTGCGCGTTTGTTTATAACAGCACAGGTCAAAGGCTTGTCAAAAGTTATGACGAATTTAGCTCATTAATATCGAGTGGCGTATGGTTCGCAGAGCAGAAAGACGTTCCGGCAGCTAAGGTTGACAAAGAGTCTGACAAACTTGACAAAGAGTCTGACGATGTTGACAAAGTGGTTCAGCTAAAGTCTAAGCGAGGGAACAAATGTCAGAGCCTACAACAACAGTAAGAGAATTTATTTCAGATGCGTATCAACTTATTAGTGCTAACTCCCCTAATACAACGATACCTGGTCGAACTCAATCCTATGGCTTAAAAGTCCTCAACACACTTTTGCATCAATATAGTGCGAATGGTTTGATGATTACTGTTGAACAACAGGTGGATTATGACATTCAAATCGGTCAGCAGTTTGTAACATTCGGCGAGCCAGATTACACACCGACTCCTGATATTACAACGCAAGGTCGATTAGTTGTGTTAGAAAACGCATGGCTTACGCTTGATGGCGTAACCTATCCGCTGATTGATGAGAAGCGGACCGAATTTTACTCAAGTTATAAATACGAACCTTTGATGGGTTTGCCACGCTACATTATCGTGGTTCCAGGCACAAACTTAACGACTTGCCAGATATTCCCATCACCCAGCCAGGTTTATACGATTTCATTCTTTGGTAAGTTTCAATTATTTGATTTGACGATTAACACGGACTTATCGGAATTGCCAACATACTATCAATTATATCTGCAATATGCTGTAGCTAAGTACTTGGCGCTCTATACGGGTCGCGCTGAAGCATGGACAGAAAAATTGGAAATGACGTATCAGAAACTAGAAACTGATATGGTTGCCGTATCTCCGATTAACTTAGACATCAACATTAACCAAGAAAGCTGGCTCAACGGCGCATGGCGCGTTAGGGCTGGAATTTAGCCTGTAGACTTAATTTGCTAATGATAATACAATCGTCCTTTTTAATAGGGCGATATAATGATAGAAGATATTAACGGATTTTTGGTGGTAGAAAGATTAGAAAGTAATTTTGCTAAAGTGATATGTAAAATATGTAAAAATGAATTTGTTACGGCATATTATAGTATCAAAAGATTAAAAAGCTGTGGATGTGGTAGGCCCAGTCAGCTGAAAGAATTGCCTGAGTTTATAAATGGGTTTAAGACAATAAAATGTCATGGATATGATACAAAACGGGGCGTTAGATGGGCAACCGTTGAATGTAAAAAGTGTCATAGAATTTATGAATGCGATCCGAATAAACTTAAATATAGAAAACATTGCGGTTGTATGAAAAAAGGAGTGATTGCTTGTAGATATACAAAAAGCCATCCTCAATTAGCGCAGACATATAAACATATGATGGCAAGATGCTACAACAAGAATAATCAGGACTATTACAATTATGGAGCAAGAGGGATAATAGTTTGTGATGAATGGTTAAAAGATCGTAATTTATTTTGTGAATGGGCGTTAAAGAATGGATTTAAAGAAAATAATAATTTATCTATCGATAGAATAGATAATGATAAAGGATATTCACCAGATAATTGTAGATGGGCAAATTCCATAATGCAGTCTAGAAATACACGTAGGAATGTTATGAATATAGAAATTGCTAGACAAATAAGAGAAAAGGTAAAGCATACAAAGCTAACTAAGATTGCTGCTGAATATGGTATTAGTTATGGCACAGCGTGGAATATAGCTCATCACATATCGTGGAAGGAATAATATGCCAGTCAAAGAGCTTCCGATATTTACCTATTATGACGTCCAGCGGTTCAAGCAGTTCAGCCCACAAGACTGTGCTAACTGGTACTTGGTGACGGCTCCTACAGGTAAACGAAAGATGGCCATGTACCCTTGTATGGGTAGAAAGCACATCCAGAATGTCGATGGCATGAATGTGTTGAACTTTTCAGCTCAGCCTAGGCGCATATATCGATCAATTGATTTCATGTATGTCGTAGTGAGTAGCACTGTCTTTAAAGTTAATTCTAGTTTTACAGCGACAGCCCTTGTAAATGCTGACTTCACACAAGATGCTGGCTTCTTGTCATTTGATTATTTACCATTAGTACAAGCCGCTGGTAGTACGTCGCAAACACAAGCTGTGTTCTGCGGGATATCAGACGGCGTTCATTTTTATATTATCAATGAAAACGACAATAGCTTTACGACGATTACTGATCCAAATACTCCTTCTAATCCACGTGTTGTGAAAGCATTTGGTAACCGATTTGCAGTCTCTAGCGCTAATAGCACAGAGTTTCGTTTAACCCAAATTAACTGTTATGACACAGTAACGGCAGGATTTAATGCGGCTACATTATTTACGGTCCCAGGCACGGGCGGCAAAGCTGTATTTGCTCAGGAAACGGGTATTATTAAGCAAATGGTTGTGCTTCATAACACACTTTATATTTTCTCGGATTATGAATGTGGCATTTGGTCTAATATTCCAAGCACTACAGCCTCAAATACGAGTGCCTCCTCGGCAAGCATCTTTCCATGGAAGAAAAATACATCCTTAAACTGGGATTATGGTATTGCCGATCCCGATTCAATCGATGTCGACTTTGGCCGCATGGTGTGGCTTGCTCAAAACAGAAATGGGTTGGTTCAATTCATGGCTTCTGATGGCCAGATGCCACAATCCATATCTACCCAAGCCATCAACGTGTTGTTACAACAGACCGCAAACGCTGGATTGGCTGCTCAATTTCTTCAAAATGCGTTTGGTTTTCTGTATCAATATGAAGATTCCATTTTTTATCGCGTAACTTCTGGAACACCGGCTACGAATGGCGAATTATTGTATGATTCTGCGGGTTCTATTGAATATAACTTCGATACGGGTACGTGGGAACGTTGTATTGAGGTCGATGGCGATAGAAATATCATTCAAGATCATGTTTTCTTCAGCCAGAAGCATATTGTGACCGCTATTGGGCAAAACAGTCTCTATGAAATGGCGGGGAATATCTATATCAACGAAATTAGGAACCCTGATCAAATCGATCCAACCGCACCAAACGCATTTATTGCTTATCCAATGCGCTATGAGCTAGTTACATCAATCATTTCAGAAGAACACTACGAAGAATTTAAAACAAATTGGGTGCAAATTGATTTTGTATGGGGCGAACAAACGTTTATTAACAGTGATGCGCCGTTTAATAATACGGTTTTCATTGTTTCAGAAGCATCAACTGACGCCAATCCTATCTATTTGGTCGCAGAAGATGGCGTTACGTATATTATTGCTGAGAACGGCAATACACCTGAACTTGACGAGAGTACTTATAACGCCTTATTTAAACCTCATATTGAGTTATTTGTCTCCGATGACGGCGGTATTACGTTCTATTCTGTCGATAACCTTGAATTTAGCCAGTTAGGTGTTTATTCATGGCGCATGAGATGGTATCAATGCGGTCTTTCTCGGAATAGAGTCTATAATTTAGTGTGCGTGAGTCCTTCGCCGATTGTGATACTCGGCGCTATCCATGAAACAGAAATTGTCAGCGGAGGAGCATATTAATGTTATTTCTTGAGCGTATTGACGGAGTACCATTACAGGGGAATGAGGGACTAACGTTTGAGATTCAGCGTTGGATGGTAACTCTTGTTGATACGCTAAATACAGTACTAGAAACAATTGAGCCATTATTAGCTAACCCTGTTGTAGTGACTGGGACTACCCAAGCCGTCGACTCTAATACAAAATATATACCAACGAACGCTGCTTTGACATCTTTTACCTTACCACCTCTTTGTTTGGTAGGTGATGTAGTCGATATCGTAGGTCAAGGCGCTGGTGGATGGAAATTGTTACCTAATACGGGGCAAACTATTCAATATCAAGCGACAACTGCTACTGTGAGTATCGCATCAGCCGAGCGTTATGACGCGATTTCGGTTACTTGCGTCGTTCAAAATACAACATGGGTCGTGACTTCTCATGAGTCGACCGGTTTAATTATAACGTGAGGTGAATTATGAGCTGGTTATCAAATTTATTACACCCAGGTGGGGGTTACGACAAAGCGAAGGAAGCCTCCAAAAAGTATTATGATCAGGCGCAAGGCGCGCTTAATCCATACTCTCAAGGTGGTATTGCTGCGAACGACAAACTCAATCAGCTCTTTGAAGCGCTTACTAATCCTGGAAAGCTACAAGATGAGTGGTCTAAAGGCTATTCCGAAAGTCCTTATGCTAAGCAATTGCAACAAAACTCCATCGATAAAGGGTTAAATGCGGCGGGAAGCATGGGTTTGATGGGTTCAAGCGCTGCTTTGAATAATATCCAAGAAGAAGGCTCGGATATTATGAACAAAGACCGCCAGCAATACATGAATGATTTGATGCAAAAATACTTAGCAGGACTTGGCATTGCAACCAATCAGTTTAATACGGGTGCGGGGGCTGCGGGCCAACAATCTCAAAATGCGATGAACCAAGGCAATACAGAAGCAGGTTTGGATTTTGGCAAGTACAATGCTGGTCCTAACATGCTTATGCAATTATTAAGTGGTGGCGCACAATTAGGTACAAATTATTTAACGGGTGGTATGGGCCAAGGTAGTTTCGGTCGTGGAATGTGGACGCCTTCGTCTCCAATGCCTGATTACTATGGCAAAGGCATGTTTATGCCACCGAATGGAGGTCGATAATCATGGCAGTAACTGGCGCAATTCCAATTGGAAGGCTGCCCGTGGATTACCTTACACAAGGTACGGGCGCAATTAATGATATTCTGCAAAAAGCAAGAACGGCTGCTTTGCAACGTCAACAGATGGAAGAAATGGCGAAATTTCATGGCGCAGATTTAGCAATGCGTGAACGTTCCATGAATGCTGCTCACCAGTTTGATGCCTTGAAGAAAATGATTTTCGAGCAACAATTGCAAGGATTAAAAAATAAGAATGATCCAAGTTATGAAATGAAACAATTTCAAGCTTTGGCTCAAATGCTTGGCGGTGGTAATGGCATGCCAGCTGGAAACGAAGAAGGCATGAATGAAGAACAAACAATACCACAAGAAACTCAAATGCCATTCGGTCAAGGACAAGGTATGTTTCCTGCGGAACAACAACCTCAAAATACTCCCAAGGAAATGGCAAATCCTCCTTCTAATCAGGAAGGAAAATTTGATATGCAAGCGTTGCGGAATAATCCATTAATTAAAGGATTTATTAAGCATAAATATGGGATAGACCTAGATGCGCAATCTCCAGATGAAAAGGAAAAAAGAGCGCTTGAATTTAATCAGATGAAACTACAGCAGCGAGAAGAATTTGATAAGGCTAAAGAGCTAAGAAAAATTAATAATCAACTGCCTTTAACTAATGCGATGAAAACACAATTACAAAATATTGTAACTGGTGTTCCTAAAGTCACGAAGAAAATTGATGATTTAATTTCTGCGCCCTCTCCTACTACTATTATTGGATATAAACCAAATCAACGAGCGCAACACGCATCATTAGTATTAGAAGCAGCAGAATCTTATGCTAAGGCAAAAGGATGGCCTAATACTAATGAAAGCATTAAAGCAGCACGAGAAATATTGGATAGACATACTTTTGAAACAGATGATGCTTATAGAAGACGCTTAAGAAGTCTAAAAAACTCTTTAAGTAGGGACTATAAAGACGCAAATGAAACTTTACATCCGGTGCCAGCAGCCTCTGGACAACAAAGTGAAAACAATGATCCTCTAGGATTGGGGTTATAATATGAATCTTGCAGAGATAAGACAGAAATACCCACAATATAATCATGTGGACGATCAGAAACTAGCTGATGCTTTGCATTCAAAATATTATGCTCACGTACCAAAAGAACAATTTTATTCAACAATTGGATTGAAGACACAACCAGAACAAGGATTTTTTAATAAATTACCACGAAATATTGCTGCTGGATTAGTGGGTGGAGCTGCGGGATTGGCTAATTTACCATATGAAGGTGCCAAGCTTATTGGCAATCCAGGCGCTGAATATGTGCCGCATTTTGGTGAACATGATTACGGAAAAATGTTTGGAATAACTGGAGAGCCTACAACAGCGGATAAGGCTATTCAATTTGCTAGCTCACTTGCATTGCCAGTGGGAGCCGCAGGAAAAGCGGCAGGGACTGGATTGAAGACAGCGGCTAAAGTGACTGGGGGCAGATTAAAAACAGCTGCTAAGGCTGCTGCTGACCTTCCTTTAACACGTGGTATGGCCGCAAAAGCATTAAAACAAGCTGAAAAACTAGCGGAAACACGAAAAGTAAATATAAATGATAAGTATATTGATTTGTATCATGCAACAACCCCAGAAAATGCAAATAAAATTTTGCAATCAAGCTTGTTGGCTGAAAAATATCATCCAAATTTTGCAACGTTGACAGATAACCCAGAAGCCGCACTAGGTTATTCCGCAAGGAAAATGGGCGGTGATGAAGTTGGTGATTTATTAAGAATCAGAATTCCAGAAGCAGAAGCACAAAATTTTATTCATCCTGAAATTACCAACTGGGCTACAAAAGCTAATCTTCCGCGTGGCACAGAAAACTCTAAATTATTTGGAATTAAAAAAGAAATACCTGCTAAATATATTAGTAAAGCCAGTAATCTCGCAGAAGAAACCCTTTCCGCGATGGCAAATGTATTAGAAGACATTCCTCAATTTCTACCTAATACAGAGCCGTACAGAAAACTAATGCAAGCTGCTAAAAAAGGAGACTACAAATCATTATTTACTTTGCAATCCGACTTAGGGAAACATGCGCATCAATTAACAAAATCTTCTTCAGGCGCAGAAAGACTCCACGGCATTGAAGCATCGAAAACACGTCAACGATTGATCGAAGCCATGAGGGCTAAATTGGCGGAAAGTGGGCATCAAGATATAGCTGATTTAATGGCTCATGGTCAGAATAGGTATCGTCAATATAATAAGCTTAAAGACAAAGTATATAAACCCGCATTAAAAGTAGCTAAAGCTGCTGGAGCGCCTGTAACTTTAGCGTCAATAATGGAATTGTTATATCGAGCCTCTCATGATTAGTCATCTACAAATGTAACAAATATATCGCGCAAGAGGAACGATATCACTAGAAAAACAAGGAATGAATATGTCATGCTTAGTCTCCGGTTAATTAAGTGACCAGTATAACATAGTTTGATTAAAAAGGAAGCATTAATGGTAAGCCGACAGGATTGCAGTCCATATGTCGGCTTAAGAACTAACGAGGGAAGTATGAGACAGAGAATTAATCGAGTCAATGAAGTAGTAGGATATGTAATTATTACAAGAGAAGTAGGCATGTTATTGCCTAAAGTAAATTCATTACGCAAGGTTCTTTATGTTGAAGCGCAATGTTTGCGATGTGGGAATGGATTAAGAGGTCAATATAAGCATTTTAAAGATGGGTCTAAGGTTTGTAAGTGCTCGGATAGGCGTTATGTTATAAAAATTAAAGACCAAAGGTGGCCTCGGCTTTTATCTATTTGGCATGGGATGAAGACGAGATGTTATAAAACAAATTCCACCTGTTATGAGAAGTATGGCAAGAAAGGTATTGGGATATGCCAAGAATGGTTACAAGACTTTAACGTATTTTATGAATGGGCAATTATGAATGGGTATGAAGACAGCTTAACAATTGATAGGTTAGATTCTTCCAAGTCATATGGTCCTGATAACTGTAGATGGTCTTCCTTGGTTGAGCAGTCTCGGAATAGAGCGGGAGTTTTAAATATATCTCAGGTGAAGAAGATTAAAGGTCTATTAAAAAAGCGTGTAAAATGTTCTGAAATAGCAGCTATATTTAATATCCCTGTTAAACGAGTATACTGTATTAAATCGGGACGCACATGGTCGGATGTCACATAATTTGGAGGATGATATAAATGCTAACTAGAGGCGTTAACCCAATTTGGTGGATTCCGAACCTTGTTGGTCAGCCTATGGATGATACGTATTATTTATTTACGTTATCAAACACAATTCCTTACCTTCCTATAGTGGTTTACCATGACGCTGGTGGTACTATCCCTTGGACTGATCCCATTCAAATGTTGGCTAACGGTACAGTTCCCATTGATGTATATTGGGATGACAATACAGTATATCGCTTAGAATGGCGCGCAGGTCCTACCCAGAATGACACGTTGATTTACTTGGTCGAGAACTACATGCCAGGTGAAGGTGGTGGAAGCGGTCCTGTAACCAACGGAACAAACGACACAACAAACCAAATAACCAATCCCCAATTTGCTGTTGTTAATTTCACAGGAACACTAACATCAACTGCTTCTAGCTTACTAAATGTCGCCCCAGGCTGGGATATTGTGACCACAGGTAGCGGCCCTGGTTCTATTTCTGTGACGCAACTGCAAGTAGAAGGTGTCTCAGGAGATTCGACCAATCCCTCTTTTGCATTACAGATTATGAGTTCTGGATGGGACACGGTTGGTATTCAGCAAACATTTGCAGAAAATGGCGCATTATGGGCATCTGGGATTAACGATATCTCTGGTGTAG